CCTTTAACTTACACATCTCACATCCGCTATTTTCGGCTCCCTGTGATCCCTCCTCTGTAGAATTGGCGAAAATTTTGATATCACTTAAATTTTGGGGTCCAGCACCGGTTAAGAGCCAATTTGGTGAAATGTTTGGGTAAAATGCAATAAATTTCGCCACCGTATCTTCTGTAATTCCCGTATTACTCTCCAAAGTACCCCGAGATATACCCGTTTGAGCATAAAAATCCCGCTTACTGATACTCAGTGTATCAATATATTGCAAAATTCTTTGTTTAATTGGCGAAATATTTTGCATTATTATTTGGAATGGCGAAATCTTTTGTATTTTTGTGACAGAAAACCGTAACGAATTTACAACATTTTTTTCCACATATGCAAATAAATGACAAAATAAAAAAAATAACCCACGAACAGGTGGCCGAAATACGCAAGCAATTGCGTCGTGGCGATGCTGAATTAATTGCTGAAATGCTTGACGGCCTTTACCAGCCTATCACAATAAGCAAGATGATCCGTGGACATAGAAAAATGAAACCGATTGTTTACGAAGCCGCCTCCCGGTTGCTTAGCACTATTGAAAATCTCAAAAATGAATCGAAATGAGCAGCTACATTAATGAAGTCGCATCCTATCAGGCCGAATGGTTTGGAATTTATTGTCTGTCGGTTATAGCGGTTATCGCAATATCCTACGCACTTGCAGTAATTAACGAAATAAAAGTAAAACGATGAAAACTACCTCGCAAATCTCATCAGCGTTCATGTATGCCATGTTTATTATCGCATCGGTGGCCGCCTTATCGGGAGCAACCCATCAGTGGTTTCTGGCGGCTATAAGTTTGGGCGTTGCATTATGCATGCACCGCGACTCAAGGAAAAAAACGGAGAGCGTTAATCCGGAGGAGGATATTTAATCAGATTCAGTTAGCCCGATAACCCTGGCGGCGGGAAATACCAAAGCCGGGGTTTAAAAACCGAAAAAATGGAATATTATAATAACACATTATGCGTTCAGGCCGGGTGGCTCGTAAACGAAACGGGAGTACTCACTAATACAAACTACGACGCACTTGTACAGAGGAAGCAAATTAATGTTGTCCGCCGTGGTTGCCTTAATACACCTGCCCTGGTTGCTTACGACAGTATTCCCGAACGATTCAGAAAATTAATAGCCGAAAAATATGGGGATCCACGAAAATCCATTACCATTAATCTTCTCCAGGACAAAATTGAACAGGACCCAAAGGCTAACGACTATTTTTCTGAGTGTCTGCTTCCCAACAACCGCCATTTACCCGCTAAGGTGCAGCTCGAATATTACACCAACGCTATTTTGCTGAATGCCTGTCAACGAATGATCAACGACAGAAAATCATTCAGGAGGTCACGCGGTGGAAGCGCCCCTAACATGTGGCTCGAATTAGCCAGGCTGATTGAAGACCTTACCTCTGCCACTTACCCGCATACCCTACCGGCACACCCGCGCCGATTGGAAGACCGGTATAAAAGGTATATGGCCGAAGGGTACCAGAGTCTTATTCATAAGAACTTCTGTAATAAGTCGGCTGCTAAGGTAAACGACGATCTTAAAGAGAGCATGTTAACGGAGCTAATTGCTGACCCGCGCAACCTGGATAATGAGCAGGTCCGCGCCCTCTATAATATGGTCGCTGAAAAAATGGGCTGGAAGCAAATCACCGGATCTGCGGTTGGAGTGTGGAGAGATAAACTCGATATCGTTACACATCCCGGGCGCATGGGTGGAACCGACTTTATGAATACCAAGGCCATGCAGGTTAAAAGGTCAAAGCCAACCTCACCACTGTTCTATTGGACAATGGACGGATGGGATGCAGAGCTCCTTTATCAGAAAACCGAAAATGGCCGCACTACTTATCACAACCGGCTCACCGTCGTTGTGGTCCTGGACCCTTGCGTTAATTACCCCGTCGGATTCGCCATCGGTACGCACGAAACCCCCGAGTTGATTACCGCCGCCCTCCGCAATGCGGTGAATCACACTGCTGAACTTTTCGGCCAACGTTACAGAGCCCACCAGTTGCAATCGGACCATTACGCCATCAAGGCACTCACCCCGCTGTATGAGGGAATGGCCGAAAAGGTAACCCCCGCCCGAGTAAAGAATGCCAAGACAAAAGTTATCGAACCTTATTTTCACCGCATCAATAAAAAGTACTGCCAATTAATGCCCAACTGGTCGGGGTTCGGTATTACATCAAAGAGGGAGAGCCAACCAAACGTTGACTTTCTGAATAAATACCGGCATAACTTCCCGGATCAGGAAGAGTGCACCGACCAGATAGCCCGGATCATCGCACTGGAACGTTCAGATAAGCTGAACCGTTATGTGGAGCTATGGAATAACACCGCGGATGAGCACAAACTGCCGCTATCCTGGTCGCAGTACCTCTACCATTTTGGAGCGGAAACAGGGTTCAGGAATATGCTTCAGGGAAACGGCCTACTCATGACTATTGAAGGTGTTAAACACGATTACGACTGCTACGACCTTCGCTTCCGCGACCATGCCTCCACACGGTGGGCTGTGAAGTATGATCCTGCGGATACCTCAAAAGTATTGGCCATTAACGAAGACGGAACCCTGCGGTTTGAGCTCGAAGAAAAGTACATCCAGCCAATGGCTTTACAGGATCGCAAGCCGGGAGACTTCAAGCAGTTGGAACGCGTACGCGAGTTCAACAATGAGCTAATCGAATCGATTACAGAACAGCGCAAGACTACAGCAACCGCTATTGGTGAAATGTTCGCCGAAAACCCAAAATTAAACGACACCCTTACAAAGTTAATACTCGTTGATTCGAAGGGACAGCATAAGAATGAACGCAACGCAAACAGGTTGGCTTCGGCTTCGCTCAGCCACCAGGGAAATAAACAGATCCGTCATCGCTCCCCACTATTCGAAGACGAAACAGATGAAGAAATAGATATTAAATCAATGCTTTAACACTAAAAATTAAATCGAAATGGAAAGCACTAAGAAAGATCAGATCGTTGAAAAGCTCCGGGAGTACATTACCCGCTACGAGAGCCAGAACAAAGCCGCAAACTCACTTAAAGGAGTATCATCGGCAACAATCAGCCAGATGCTCAATGGAAACTGGGACCTGATTAAGGATGAGATGTGGCGCAACGTTGCCGCGCAGATAGGTTACGCCGAAACAGAGTGGGTAGCTGTCGAAACCAGGGACTTTAAAATATTGACGACCCTGCTGCACGATGCTCAGCAGAAAAGTAACGTTTATGCCATTACCGGCGCCGCCGGAACCGGAAAAAGCTTTGCAATCCGTCAGTTCGCATCCGATAACCGACGCGTTCACCTGCTGAAGTGTGCCGAGTACTGGAATAAGAAAATGTTCATGCAGGAGCTGCTCTCCGCCATGGGTCGCGATTATGCAGGTTTTACGATTGGCGAGATGATGTACGAAATTGTAACCGAGCTTAAGCGCCAGCATCAACCACTTATTATCCTTGACGAGGCCGATAAATTAACCGATCAGGTACTCTACTTTTTCATCACCCTGTACAACCAACTCGAAGACCAGGCCGGGATCGTCCTTTGTGCAACCAATTACCTTGAGAAGCGGATTAAACGGGGAGTAAAACTCAACAAAAAGGGGTACAACGAGATATACAGCCGGATAGGTCGCAAGTGTGTTGAGCTTAAAGGGTTGTCGGCCTCAGACATCTCGGCAGTATGTCAGGCAAACGGAGTTACCGAGCGGGCAAACCTTCAGGACATTATTAGCGACTGCGAAGGCGACCTGCGCAGGGTTAAGAGGAAAATTCACGCGTTAAAAAACATTGCGTAAATGGCACCGTTAGAGACGCACAGCCGCGCGTCTCTACCAGAAACAAAAACGTTCTATGAATGACTGAAAAAACGATAAACCGTGCTCGAACCTACTCAGATCTGCTAAGGCAGAAAGTTAACGAGCTCGATTTTGAAGGAGACTGGCTGAAGAGCATCGGAAAACCGGAGCTTACCGGATCGTGGCTAATCTGGGGGAATCCCGGAAACGGTAAAACCCGCTTTGCCCTTCAGTTGTGCAGATATCTTGCCACGTTCGTCAGGGTTGCATACAACTCATTGGAAGAGGGCGATAGTAAGAGCATCCGCGAGGCGATTGTACAGGTGGGCATGAACGAAGTTAAAAGCAACTTCATGTTACTGGACCAGGAGCCAATTGAGGAGCTAAAGGCAAGGTTACGAAAGCGTAAAAGTCCCGATGTAATTTTTATCGACAGCTGGCAATATACAGGGCTCAACTACGCCGAGTATAAAAAGCTGAGAGCAGAGTTCAGGCATAAACTTTTTATCCTGGTCTCGCATGCCGAGGGTAAGAATCCGGAGGGGCGCACAGCTAAATCTATCCGTTACGACAGTTTTGTAAAGGTATGGGTAGAGGGCTACCGGGCGTTTCCGGCATCCAGATACGGAGGAAATGAACCTTACACGATTTGGGACAAGGGAGCGCAGGAATATTACGGAAAATAACGAATTACACGAATAATAACGAATTACACGAAATGAAAACAACTACCGACCGGCAACAGGGTTCTATGCTGAAGAAGTTTCACACGTTGTGCACAAAGGCCGGATTAACGGCAGATGATAAAGCACTGATGGTTGGGGCATTTGGGCACGACAGCAGCCGGGATATGTCAGTTAATGAGTTGCTCAGGGCATGCGACGCGCTTGACTCGAAGCTGAACCCGCAGTTAGCCGAAATTGATCTCTGGCGCAAGCGGGTTATTGCCTCAATTGGCGGTTGGCTTAAGGTGATGAGCGTAGAGAGCAACGCCAATAAGATTAAAGCCATTGCCTGCCGTGCCGCCGCCTATGATAGCTTTAACGACATTCCCCGCGAGCGTTTGAATAATCTTTACTACGCGTTTCTGAAAAAGCAAAAAGACTTTAAGCGCGTGAACAGCATCGTAAAGGAGCAAATCGAAACCTTAACCTATCAGAACTAATGGAAAAGAGTTACACAAAATCGGCAATACAGATTTGCGGAGAGTGTATGGGCGAAGGTCAGACATGGGTTAATACATCTCCCCCCCGGCATGGGTCTGATACAGGTACAGGGTTCTGGCAAACATGCCCAACCTGTCAGGGGGTAAGCATCGTAAAAGTGACAAAGCACATTGTAATCACCGTTGAGCCACACCTATTAAAAATAAATCAGCAGCATGAATAAACGTTCACAACTAAAGGTTATTGCCGCTGATTTTACAATCATCCGTAGCGAGGATCACCCTACGCCCAGAATTAAGTACATCGATAAGGGGCACCACGAGTGGAGG